TCTTTATATACAGATTCTATAGGTTTAGATAAAAGCTCTTGTCTTCGGAGTTCAACAGTCTTTTCTATTTTTTCCCTTATAATACTATCTTTTTTAGTTGGATATTCATCAACTTCTTTTTGATACTTCTCTTGTTTCTCTAGAGATGAATCGGAATCTGGTTCTGCTGGTAAAGGTAATCTAGTATCCTTTATAGCATCTAAAGTAATATCTCTGATCATATAAAGTAAAGCAGTTTCTACCAGATTCTCTTTATCTAAATCTTCTAAAGGCGGTATAAAAGCAAGCCTTTCATCAGAGTTTTCTTCTCTGAGCTTACTTCTCAATTCTGCTGATTTTCTAAGTGCAAAGACTCTAGCCCTGTTTAGTTCTGCATCCCCAACTAAACGAATATAAACCTCAACTATAACCTGATCCCTGGAGTCTAAAATATTAAATTTAGCACCCCATCTAAACAGCTTACTAATATCCACATCATTTTTGTCTATGCTACGCATAATTTTTATCCTTTCTTCTATAAGAAATTAAAAGGAGCCATAACTTTTCTGTAAAAAGTATGGCCCCTTTAAAAAATCCTTTACGGCGTTTATTATCTAATTATTATCTAGAACCAGAGTACACAACACACTCTGCTGTATTAGAGCGGAAATTGATATTCCATGTGCTATTCTGGTTTACAACAGCAGACCACGCATCACCAACAACTGTAATGTTAGGCACATAAACAGTCTTCAAAACTGTGTAAGGTACAGTTGTATCGCACGGGTCTGTAATCTGAATATCCAGTGCAACACCGGATGCCACACAACCCTCAGCCAATTTGAACTCTGTATCACCAGAACTGATAGAACCTGTCAATAACAGATCAATCAACTCCGTATCAGTATCCAAAACAGCGATTGTACCTTCAACAGTAGGAACCTGTCTCTGATAACCAACAATGTCTCTAGAACCCATTTCACGTACACTCTGTACGTTTAAGTTACCATTGATAGTAACCGATTGAACCCTAGGAATGTTGTTAGCTAAGATAACGATATCAACATCTCTACCTCTGGTAGCTGCCGGAACCAGAGAATCAGAAATATAACTCCAGTTAGTACCAGCAGGGTTAGCATGGTAAATAGCAATAAACTGGGCAGTCCTGGTATCAGCAGTAGTTACAGTAGTACCTGCAATACTATACTCACCAGTAGCGGGTGCCGCAGCAACCTCTGTAAGGTATTCACCATCTAGAATAACGGAGAGTAGATAATCTCCATTCTTTAATTGAATTGGTGTCTGGGTAAGAGTGAAGGATGTAGTTCCCGTAGTAATCCTGTCTACGACAACATCATTCTTAAACCACCTTTTCTGAGAACCAACCAATGTATAATCTTCTGTAGATTCACCATCCACACTATATGTGAAGGTAAAGTCTCGTACTTGTAATCTTTTAGCATGTGCAGATTTTACATAATCCACCAAGCTTGCATCACGGATGTAAATAATAGCGTCAGCTTCTCCCAACTCCGAGATATCAACACCAGCCGCAGGGTACGCAATCGGGTTAGTACCAGTCAATACCGAAAAGATTTTAATCCCAACATCAAAAGCACTGAATGTCAGCGTAACATTTGGGGTATCTTGTACAGTACCAGCTAAGGTATTATTACCAATTTCATACACATCTGTAGTAGGGACATCTTCATTGATATCCACTCTCTGAGTTCTGTGAGTGAAAAAGCTATCATAGGGGCCAACTATCCTAAGTTTTACATCCTCTGAAGGAATGGCTAATCTTTTTGCCATAATATTCTAAGCCTCCTAAGTTATTTGTTCGTAAGTTGCTGTAAACGTAATTGTACAGCGATAATAGAGTTTTTCCACAAATTCTGGAAGGACTCTAATATTTTTTAATTTAATAATATCAGGTATAAGTTTACCAACCTTGGTTGGATTAAAATCTGGGGGGAAACCTTCATCATAATTGTAAACAGCTATTCCAGATTTTAATTCATTGACAATTTTATACCCCATCTCGTCTCTTTGAGATTTATTTTTAGCAAATACATCTATAAACCACACTCTAAATTCTAACCTATCAAAGTCACCTAATTGATATTCTGCTGTATCAATAGTATCAGTTTCTACGGAGATACAAGGAATAGTTAATTCTCCCATAGGAAAAGCATCTAATACAGTAACATATTCTGTATCTGCAAATAAATCCTTTAGGAAATATATAATAGATAAATCTTGTTTTCTCTCTATATACATGCTCATTATTTACTTCTCTTTAGATTTCTTTTAGGCACTGGTGATGGTACAAACCGCCCTCCAGCCCCTCTCAAAGCTCTTTCTCTATGACCTTTTCTTGTAAATTCTGATACTGCTAAAACTTTCTTGGATACAATTTCTCTTACTCTTGAAGTATCTATAGGATCAATTGGTTCACCTCTAGTCATCATATCTATAGTTAATTTATGAATCGTATCAAACACCTCATTTATATCTGTAATAGTAAATCCAATAGATGCTTTACTATCAAAAGCCTTTAATAATGCATAGGCATAGTCATTTAGAACTTTATTTATAAATCTATATAATACTAATTCAAATATTTTAGCTACTGCAATTTCAGCTTTACTTATAAAATGTGTTGGTGCTATTTGGGGGTAAGGCATACCGCCCCTGTCTTGCATAGTACCTGGAGCATTACCATTCTCTATAAGATACCAAAAAGGTGCAGATTCTGTATCTAAGAATTTTAATCTGGTACTTATAGTCTTCTCATATTTACCAGAATAATATTCTGTAACATCTTTTGCCCCACCTTTTTTACTATAAGTGAATACTGGTAATCCTTCTCTACCGGGGCCATATACCATAGCATACCAGTAGAACGAGGCCTCTTCCATGTCTGGTTCTTCACCACCACCAACTTTAAGTTCTGCCCTAGCAAAAATTACTGCATTCTCCCACTCTAGAATTTCACCTAATGGGGAGAAATCTACTTGAACTTTAGTATAGTTCTCACTTTCTGGTGTGAAAGTTACTATTTGGTTTTGTTTAACTCTAAATGCATTTGTAAAATGCTCTATATATAAAGGATAATTATATTCAGTCGTTATAAAAAAGGCTTTTAAAGCTTCTGCTAAGACTACGTTAGAGGCCTGGGATTCCATATAGGTTATAGCTTCCATTCTGGCCTCATTGAAAATTAGATTTTGATTTTCGATAATATCTGTAAAATATAAAACAGACTCTAATCTTTTACTAAGCTCAGTAGCTATAGCGGAGACCATAACTAGTGCATCATCTTTTAGTTGTGAAGTTCCCGCTAAATTTACTAAACCTTCATTAGTTAAATATTTAGGCATCCTCTATATTACCAAAAACAGACTCAACAATATCTCTAGTATAATCATTGAAAGAATCAAGTACATCTTTTCTAAGTTGTAAAAAAGTATCTCTATCTCTAACCTTATCTTCTATCTTAGAAAGTAGAATTGCTTGATACTTTTTATTACACTGTCCTATATACTTGGTCACATCTAAGATATCAAATCCTTGTATAATTACGCCAGTTTTTTTCAACCTTCTTTTCCTTCCTCTCTTAAGTCTAAGAGAATTCTATTTACTTGTGGAACTCCACGATAGATAACCTTTATAATGCTCATCTTCTTACCATCTATAACTAACCATTTAGCATCTTCTACTAAACTTAAATTAGCTACAGTGTATTTGATTTGTGCCCTACAATCCCCCTCATAAATTTGCCCACCAGTAGCCCAGTCCATCTGATCTGCATATCCCCAGGTTACATGCCCGGAGACACTTGTACCACTATAAGTATACAACCAGAAAGCTCCTGAACAAGTAGGACAGAAAGAATCTGTAGATGTATTAGTTATAGGGTCTAAGTTACATAGAGGGCATGGGGTGGTAGTAACGATGGTATAAAAATATACATCCCTACCAATTGCACCTCTAATAGCATCTATGACTGTTACTGTGTTATTGGGCCAAGTTATGCTCATAAGCTTCTCTAAATACAGGTATCCACTTCTCTTTTACAATAGTATTCCAGTCATATTCCTGGGATGTAAACTTCTGTGAACATTTTTCTGATAAAAGATTGTACATTGTTTTATTATCATATAAAAGTTGTAAACCTTTGGCAACATCTTCTGCCCTTACTATACCGGATACTGTCAGGGTTTCTGGGTTAACCGCCCAGGTATCAACTTGGACTAGCAGACCACAATCTGAATATAATTCATGTAGTGCGCTGTGATCTGGAATAATTTGAGGTGCTCCAGTAACAGCATGTTCCATGTTTGTAAGTGACCAACCCTCTCCTACTGCGGTGTTTAATCCAACATCTGTAGCATTGTAAATTAGATTTAATTTGTCTAAAGTTACAGTCTGTACTCCAGGGAGGGTGTTAGTTACTATCAGTCTGCTCTCAATATTATACCTGAAAGCCATCTTCAGGATATCCCAACCCATATCTCTAGTACCCATATGAAGGTACAACTTTACATTCTCAGGTTTGTCTTCTGCAAAAATAGTAAACGCTAGCATAGATAGGTCTATTCTTTTTCTAGGCTGGTTCCTATTAGCATTTAAAACTATAAAAGAATCTAGAAAATCTTCTTTATTGGGATATACTTTAGCTTTTAAAGTTCTTTTATCTTCATCAATTTTATAGAAAGTGTTCCTATCCAGACCGTGTTGAATTACAACTGGTTCTAAATCTGGTCTGATCTTTTGTACTTCTATAAAACCAAACTGAGTATAAACACAAACCTTTGTTACTATATCATATCTTATAAACCAATCTTTATCTAAAAGAGCAGCATCTACTGGAAAATAAACTACAATAGGGGGGATTTTTTTAAACTGCTCTTGAATAACTTTTAGATATGTATCTATTACCCAAGGATCATTGAGGATAAATATCAGATCAAAATTCTGATCTGCAAACATCTTTATCCTATTAAAACCCCAGATATCTCCTCCAGTTACTGCCGGGTATACCCTCCAGGCTTTATCATGTGGGTCTCCATAATAGTTTACTGCCAGATGGTGAACTTCAAATTCACTCTTAGGAAGTTTTGAAATTATGTTATGGATGACTGTACTAAAACCTGTTGGGACTATACCATCCCCAATAAACAAAACCTTTTTCTTTTTTACCTTAGCCATTATAATCCTTTCTAATACTTATCTTCCCTCTCAAATGAGTTAGCTAAATACCCTGGTAAAGAACCTTTTAATGCTTGTGCCAGTCTCTTCTGTGGTACTTTCAAGATAGATGTAAGTTCAGTCCATAATCTTTTAAGGGTATCTCCTCTTGATCTAGAACTTTCTATATTAGAATAGCTGATCTCTGCATCCTTCCAGCTACCAAAATCCCAGGCAGAATTTTCTAGACTACCTTCCAGAATTACAATAGCCGCATAAATAATTACAACTTGATCATCTCCAGGTTCAAAAACCCCACCTATAACACCATCGGATGTCTCTTCAAATACAAAATATCCATCAGGGTTTCTCATAACATCCCCATTAGAATCTAATAGGTATTTAAAGTTCCACCATTTAGATAATAATTTTACACTGGACTTAAGGCTAACTAGTAACCAGTCATCCGTATAGCGGTATAATGCTGGGTTAGTATCACCAATTCTGATGCGTAATTCTGGAATAAGGTTAGTTAGATCATAAGACATTTAAGCCTCTTCTATATTATACTCACGTAACTGTAATTCAGATAATTTACCTTCCAAGAACTTGATAATCTTTTCAGATTTCTCTTGTTTCTTAGCCATTTCAATCATACGAAAAACAGGGGCTACCGAGGTCATCTTATTAACTCCACTCTGTAATGATAAGAACTTACTGTTCAGCAGGTTATTAAGTTCATCATCAGTAAGATCATTAGGAGACCTCTCTACGGGTGCATCTGTCCTATTATGAGCAATTATAAAACCAGTTTCAAAGTGCCGTTTATTAGCCCTCTTAAAGTAAACATCCTCTTGCTCATTCCATACATCAATAATACATTCTTCTGGTTGGGAATTGGGATTCCCTTCAATAATTAATCCGACTTTTTTATTTTCAAAAGAGTCCCAAACATTAACATATACCTTACCCAAAACAGTTTTAATATATGATTTGTATGGTTTTCCTGTCTGCATTAAAGAATATACACTCATTCCTTCTGTCATTTATAAGAATCCTTTCTATTTTTCTATATTCAATTGTAATTAATGGGAGGGCTTTTACCCCCTCCCATTACCAAGGGGCATCTTACGACAGCCCGCCAATTACATACAAGCCTTGTGCGTTCCAAATTAACAAAGCAAACTGTTGATACAGTTCGAGGAACCATTGAGGCGGGGTCGGGCGAGGATCGTCATACTGCTTGGTCTTCACATCACCGTAAGTGATGAACTCACCAACATTTTCACCCAAGACAAGAATCTTGTCAGTGGGCAGCATCGGAGACCACGATTCTAAATTATCATACACCTGATCTAGGACGATCAGAGGTGCACCATAATAGCGTCCCAACATACCTCTTTGAACAATTTCCTCCAACTGAGAATCAACACCTTCCCACTGAGTACCACCATCATTCCAGAATGCACCAAATTTGGTGATCGGAGTCATAGCAGCTCTAGTACCTACAACAGCTTTTACACCAGGAGTAGTCTGATTAATCCTGTCAATAGCATTCTCCAATGCCGCAGCAGTAATAGTTCCACCAACAGAGGTGAAGTTATTAGGAGTATTACCGGCAGTCCAGACTGTAGTCAAGGCGGTAAAAACTTTATTGTAGTAGTAGTCTCTCAGTTTGGCTAGCATCTCACTACGAATTTCACTAACCGTACCAATCTCACCAGCATCCATTTCCCATTCATTCCAAGTGACCTTCACATCAGCACCGTCGAGCAGATAGTTAACACGATCTGTCACGGTAACTTCGTGTGCCAAATGGATAGAACCAGGAACTAATGTGTGTACTTGCAAACCCTTGCGGAGTTTCTTGACCAGAGAATCCCCAGGCTTTAGCGAACGAGTATTCAGCAACATCCCAACAAAATCTGTAGTGATATGGTTGGGCTGCACGTACTCGGTAATCATCTCAGCAAGCTCATCGCGTCTGTTCTTATCGGACATCAACGATGCGATTGCTTCTTTAACTTTCAATTCATCAGCCATTGTATAATCCTCCACTTACGTCAGAATCCTGATAGTCAGTTCATCGTTGCTGGAGTTGTAGCGCACAACTTCACCAATAACATTGGATGCGCTAGACTTAACTTTACCAGCATCTGTAGTATCCGTAGCACGATCACCAATAGTGAACGTAGCACCAGGAACGTGCAGATTCGCACTATGAATCCAACTACCAGAGGGGATAGTGTAGATACCCTCACCGTACAGCACTAAATTAGAGCCGGACGGGATGGTTCTTTCACTCTGAACACCTGGGTGGGTGATGTACACAGTAGCCGCGAAGGGTGCGTTTTCGCCTTGGTCAAAGCCGTAACGCAGGGCATAAGAAAATGCCGGATGGGGTTGGTAGATCGGTAAACTACGGTTGTCTTGCTCAAACTTAGTGATATATCTAGCTCTGGCAGCTTCTGTCGAACTCACAGGGAGGCGTGCTCCGGGTAAGTCAGACTGGCTACCATAATCTTTGCTCAATGAATGCGAGGCTAAAATCACGAATCGACCTTCAACGATGTCATCCATCGCCACAGCGCCGATCACAAAATCGCCATAATGATTGAGTTCCATAATATTTTTAAACCTCCAAATTACTTTTTAGCTTGCAGCTCTTTCAAAGCTTTGGCTAAATCTTTAGGATCAGATAAATCAAGTTCAGTTTCATTATCTGTGTTCTTTACGTCAGGAATTTTAGGCCCTTTAGTCTTATCAGACGATGTGGCAGTTTTACTGAACGCAGCAATTTCCTGAATCATAAAATCTAATTCCTCATCAGCTAATCCCAAAAGGGTTTCTTTCTTCTCAACGAAATAATTTTCATCTTTAGAAATTCCAGCCTCTTCAAAACGGGTTTTGATTGCAGCAAGCTTTTCTGCATCTGCTTTCTCTTTATCAATCCCGTCTTTAAAGGCTTTCAACTCTTCAGCTTCTGCCTGAGCAGTCTTCAAAGTCTCTTCTAAAGTTTCTTTATCTGCTTTGAGTCCAGCAATTTCCTGTTTCAACTGCTCGATCTCTTGTTTTAATAGTTCATTTTCTTCCAAAGTTACACTCTCCTTATCAGATTTATTTTGATCTTCAGCGGACATTGCAACAAAAGGAGTCCTACCCCTGTAGGCTGGAAGACCTACTATAGCCAAGCCGTCTAAAGATGTTCCCAATAATTCTTCGATACCATCCTCAGTTACTGAAGCTTCTGTATAGGAAACTTCCCAAGAAACATTGGGGGGATTTCCATTTGTGTACATTTCCTTCAACTTAGCAATATCTTCTGGTCTTTCTTTTTTCCATAGCGCAGCCAGGGCAATAATTCTGTTGGACTCCTTGGTTAGATTAGCAATTACACCAATAGGATTACCAAACGCCTCTTTATGCCCTGGAGAAATCTCCGCCTGAGCCATCTTGATAGGTGCGTTTATCCCTGTTTTAATCATATTATCAAATTCACTTTGAGGTATACGCATCTTATTAGCATTGGGTAAATCATCGGTGACTACTATTTTAGCCCACTGAAAAAACGGATTTAAACTGATAGCGGAAAACGCCTCCCCAAGTTCTGGGGAATCGTCCTCCAAAAATTCAAATTTAGTATCCAAATAAAACTTATTATCAGTCATGATTAACCTCAATTAACATGGAACAGATATTCCATGAATTATATTCATATATATTATACCAACATCATCTAAAAAATAGTAATTTTTACTGTTTTTATTCAGTTTTAGATGGTTTTGGCTTAGCTGGTTGGGGTTTTTGTTGAGTATTATTAGGTTTTTGCTGATTTCCTGCTCCGGGTTGAGGTGAGAAAGGTTGTGGTGAAAACTCTGGTAGATCAGACTCTTCCATAATTTTCTGTTCGTCCACTTTTAACTCCATTTCATCCTCCCATCTAAATCCAAACAGTTCATCCAGAGTAGTCCTAGAGATATTCCCAGTATTGTACAAGGAAATCATAGCCTGTACAAATGTAGCAAAGGCATGTAGATTAACTGGTTCAAAACTTATTACTGGATAATCTCTAAGATTATTACTGTTAGCTGTTTCTACCATAATAGCTTGAGCTATAGGTAGTAACTTTTTCTGCATGTTCTCCATAGTTTTAGCTGGAGACATGGTAGCAAATTCTGGGTCGGATGTCTGGGTTCTTTCAGTCTCACCTGTAGTAAGGATTCTAGGAAATCCTAAACCGAAGAAGATGTCCTGGTTTACTTCACGATATTTAGCTTCATTCAACAACGCTTCAACTGGGGGGAATACCCACTCTATTTCTAGAGTGTGGTTTCCAAACAATTGGAAAATACGTTCTATATCTCTACCATAAGAGTTTCTCCATGTCATTTGACTTCGGATAGATTCAAAAGCACTCTCATCATCCTCTGTTACAGGGAACTCATCATTACCTAGTTTTACCAGCATGATAGCACTGATAACCCTGGATGCGATAGAGTAATCCATTCTACGTAAGTTTCTCTTATGTTTAAGGGCTTCAACTGCTGGAAGTAAATACTGAGTAGGATAAGGAGAATCTGATAGAGGTTTTCTACGTACTATCAAATCATTCTCTAATAGGATTTCTTTCTCCCCCCGCTCAACCTGATAAACAAACTCAGGATAGTAAGTTAGGAGTTGCTGGTATAAAGCTATATCTTTAGTTCCATCAGGGTACATGCCCTTATTCTGTATAAAAAAGATCAGCTCTTCTGGTAGAATAACATAATAGGATGGTTCATCTCCTATCATGGTAGAGTTTATCTTTATTGTCTTAGGGTCTCGTAACCACATCGAAACTGGTAGAACTAATGAAGTATACTTCTTAATTCCAAATTGGACTAATTGATCTTTTGAAACAGCAGCATACTTAATCTCAGGAATTACCAAACCTGAGATTAAATATTCTAAGGCACAACTCTCTATAAACTCTTGAACTTCATCAAGAATACCTTCAAAGATTCTAGCCTCATTTGGAGATAAGCCTTTCTTCTCTATCTTGAGTCTTGGGATTCCAATCTCAACCAACTTGTTAATAACAGTACCTGCAATTGGGTCTTTCCTGTAATAAAATCTGCACTGGTCTACAAGCTTATGAAACTCTTTAAAGTCTACTACCTCTAGCTTATCTACATCACTAGGAGACCATACCCCCGTTGTTTTACTTTTGTAGCCATATACATCCCAAATGGTATACTGTGCTTTAGCTAATTTTCTTTCTTTTTCTTCCATAATATCTCTCCTATAGGACATACGTATCCGCAGGAATATTCCAGAATGGTGATGCTAGCTTCTTTTTCTGTACTCTAAAGTTTAATACATCGCTGTACATGTAGTATGCTAGAGCTAGACACAACATGGCGGATGTAAAGTGATCTTCACCTTTTTTACCTCCACGCTCTGTTATAGTTTTATAGGTGATTTCACCAGTCGGGGTTTTACTGTAAGTCATTCTCTCTAATTCAGAGACCATTTCCAAATCTGTAGATGAGTATATAATTCTATGACTATCACTATAGTCTTGGAGTACTCCTACAGCGAACGGTTTAGTTCTGCTTTTAATTTCATTACCTTCGCTATCTGAACCTAGTACTATCTGTGATGAGAAATTAATTGGCACAACTCTATCTTTGAAATTTTTGTGTAAAAATTCTTCATGTTCTTGCAATCTAGGAATAACTGCTTTACCTGCGGAACCTTCATCAATGCCTATAATAAAAGGTCTAAACTTGGTATCTAAATAATCAATGATCTTCTCTTGTATAAAGTAATTTACTTTGTTAAGTGTAATCCTGCTATGGAATTTAAAATTATTGTTCTTCTCCATAATCATGATTACAATAGCCGTAGGTTCAGTATAGCCTAAGTCAACTCCAATTAAACATTTAGAGTCTTTATCCGGTAAACCCGGTAACACTGCTAACTTACCAATATACTCAGTGATATTATCAAAATATTTTGTACCATCTAAAACTAATTTGTAAACTGGATAATTAGAAATAGACATGTTATTTCTATCAAACAAAGCGAATACCGGCTTACCATGCAAACCTAGAACTAAATGGATATAATCATCAGACTCTTCATCACCATAAAGTTCTAAAGCCTTCAGTCTATCATCATCTGTAAATCTAGGATTTTGTAAAGCAGAAATTTTATGCTTGGTGTAATTAGAATTTTCTCTATCGCAGTGATAGTTTACATTTCTCTCACGTAAACCAGTAGGCACACCAGATGCTATCATTTTAAATCCTGGTTCAAAGGTATTTAAAATAGGTTGTAGCTCTGTCCATGCACTCCATGGGAAATACCCAGATTCATCTATAATTACAACTGGAGTATGAAGACCAATAAAGTTTACACCAGTGCCAGTTTGTCCAGCAAGTCTACACATTAGTTGAGAGTTATTCTGTAACTTGAGTATGTACTCAGAATTATTTATGCCAGCTCTGTTATCTAAAAAGAATTTAAGGAATGAATTACCCCTAAACCTTCTTACTAGACTAGACCATACTGGCTCTAGATGTACTTTACCCGGCACACCATAAACTATATATTCTAATGGGTACACATTGCTTATTAAAATCCAGATAATAATCCCCACTAAAGCAACGGTTTTACCAACACTACGCCCGCACGAAAGACTTACATAACTATTAAAGTCACATATAAACTCTCTTTGATAACTGGTATATTCAAATTTTTCTTCACTTTCTAGCAGGTCTATGTTGTAGATGAACTCTGTACAGAGTACTGGATTTTTTATTATTTCATAAAATATTAAGTCTTCTTGTTCGACTCTCTCGATAATAGGCACTTAGATATTTCCTCCAATTCATAGTCAACCATAAGGTTGACCAGATCGTTAAAATTAGTTTTTGGTTCCCAGAGCAAATCTCTCTTAGCCTTGCTGGAATCTGCTAACAATAAATTTACTTCTGCTGGTCTATACAAATCTGGGTGCTGTACAACATATTTCTTGTAATCAAGACCTACTCTTTTAAATGCTAGTTTACAAAACTCCTCTACTGAATGAGTTTCACCACTGCCTACTACGTAGTTTTCTGGAGATGGTTGTTGTAGCATTTTCCACATAGCCTGTACATAATCACCAGCAAAGCCCCAATCACGTTTAGGCTCTAAATTTCCTAGTGTAATAGATGTATCTAAACCATGATATATCCTAGCTACCCCATTAGCAATCTTTTTACTCACAAATTCTATACCCCTTCTAGGGGATTCATGATTAAACAATATTCCAGATACGGCAAATAAATCATAAGATTCTCTATAATTTACAGTAATCCAGTGACCATAGACTTTAGCTACTCCATATGGACTTCTTGGATAGAACGGTGTATCCTCGCTTTGTGGACTATGTGCAACCTTACCAAACATTTCACTAGTGGATGCCTGATAAAATTTTATATTCTTATTAGCCATACGAATACCATCAAGCATTCTAAGAACTCCAAGACCAGTAACCTCCCCTGTAAATTCAGGCTGTGACCAAGACGCTTTTACAAAAGATTGGGCAGCTAAGTTATAAACTTCATCAGCCATTGATATAGACAATGCTCTGTTAATAGAACCTTGATCTAACAAATCCCCAGGTATTAGAGTAATTTTATCTAAAATGTGTAGTATTCTAGATAGGTTTGGGGTACTGGTTCTCCTTATCAAACCATAAACATTATATTCTTTAGCCAGTAGAAACTCTGCTAAATACGATCCATCTTGTCCAGTTATTCCAGTTATAAGAGCATTCATCTAGCTCTCCAGTAGTTTATAATTTCCATTTCATTATCCCTGCTTTCTATATTCAAGCTACCTCTATAGTGAACACCATCAATAATCTGATCTGTACCATTGAAAGGTAAAGTCCACCTCTCCTTACTAAAATCTCCACCCCATTTCATAATATAATATTTTCTATTGTTATTAAAGTACTTATCATTAGATACACTACTACCCTGGTGTAGAGTCCTGCTCCAAAAATGAAAATAAACAGAGTTTCCTAATGCACAGGTTTTTAAATTTGCGTTTACCCCTCTCCTAGCGTAATCATTATCACTATAGTAAGCAGGGAAAAAAGCAGTATCAATATACCCAATTGTATCCATTACAGATTTCTTATATAGACAAAGATTGTGGACATCTTTGATCACATTAGGTTCTATACTCTCAGGCCTATCCCAGTCTCTATGGGCCATCCACGGAGTAGCTGTACCAAAATCATTAAAGGTTAGGTTAGCGCCGTGAAAGAATTCTTTAGTTTCTGGATACATATTCACCAAAGATTTTACATCAAATTGGGAAGAACTTATCCATTCCCAGTCCGAATTATCCGCTTTATCTATAAGCAAATCAATAGTATTAGGATAAGCAATAATATCTGGCCCACTAATAATAAGATAATCGTAATTATTTTCCTTCCAGGCATAATCATATAGATCATTAATCCCTTTAGGAAACCCATAATTCTGGTCATGAATGATCATATGAATATTA